CGTACTTCGACGTGATGATCCGTTCGCTGGAGAACGGCGAGAAGAACAAGGCGACCTGGCGGCTTGCGTGCCGTCTGGCCGAGTTGGGCTTCTACCACGGCGACGTTCAGCCCGAGGGAGAGCAGGGCTTCCCTGTGAAGGCCATCGAGTCGATGCAGAAGTGGATGGGCTGGACCGTTCAGCCGTACTGCGACAAGACGCACAAGGCGATCTGGAAGTCGCTGGAGAGCACGCCGTCATGAACCTGCGCGACCTCGCCCGTTGGCCCCTGCTGCTTGCGACAGGTGTCCTGCTAACTGGCGGGGTCGTCCTGGCAACACAGGAAGGGATCTCACCCGAGACTCGCGTGGCGCTGACCGTTCTTGGGTCGGTGTGCCTCGGTGCGTGGATCGCCCTGCTGGCTTCGGCTGGGCACGACGGGAAGGACGACGATGGACAACGTGGCTGAAGCCATGCTTCGGGCGCAGATCAGCCAGGAGATCAACTGGAAGATGCCCAAGGAGATCGTGACCGAGTGGGAAGCGGGTTACGCCAAGGGTCTGAAGAAGGCCATGGAGATTGTCGGCGGTCGATGAAAAACAACACGAGAGAAGGTACTAATGCCTAAGGCACATACCGGCGGAGGGTCTGGGATTGAATTCCAGATCCCGAGCCTTACGGATGCGCGGAACATAGAGACGGCGTTCTCCACGTTCGCCGACTCCATCCCCGCTTTCCCCGAGTCGCAGCTTGACGTCACTGTCATCACTGCCAGCACCACGGCGGTCGTCAGGTCTTGCTACATCTCGACCTCCGACACTGCGGTCACAGTCACGCTGCCGGCAACTGCCGTCGACGGTGATCGAGTGGTCGCCTACCAGACAGGTGGCGGACTCATCACGATGAGCCCAGGGGCCACCCCAGTCGGCGGTGGAATCCCCAACAGTGGTTCGCAGCTCGGCGCAGTGTCGGCTGTCTACATTTCGGGGAAGTGGTACTTCACCCCTTTTGGGTATAGCGGAACCCTGCCTACGACCTCGACGGGTGGCACGATCGTCGACGTCAACGGGTTCCGCTATCACGTCTTCACGGCACCAGGCCAGGGGCTTTTCGTTTCAGCTTTAGCCAACGGCACTGACATCGAGGTGTTCGCCGTGGGTGGTGGCGCCGGCGGCCAGGCGGATTCGCTGACGGTCGCCGGCCAAGGCGGCGTCGGTGGAACGGTCACCTCCTGGACGGCCAAGGAAGCCAACTACGCCGACATCGTCACCGTCACGGTGGGTGGTGTTGGTGAACTGACGAAGGTCAGCACATCAAGCGGCGTAGTCGAGGCGGCTGGAGGGTCGGGCACTACCGCTACTCCGACGCCAGGCACAGCGGTCGACGCCGACCTAGCCACGGCCATCGGCTCTGTCACCGTTTCGGGGGACGGCGCTACTGATGTTGGGCCGGTGGTCGGCGCCAACCCTGGCACGGGCGGCGGCGGTGGCTACCTCCGCAAGGCTTCCTACCCGCAGCAGTCCTACCAGTATTCCTACTCGACCGGCGGGCCTTACTCCTACGACTGCTCCTACGGGGCTCGCTCGTACCAGGGGCAGACAGGTACGACCACGATCCAGGGCGATCCATGCGTCAACGGCGCTTGTCCTCCAGGGTGGAGTTGCCAGGTGAGTGGTTACTACCCTCCGTTTGGCGCTTCCTACAACTGCTTTACGACTGTCCCGACTTACGAGACCAGATATGCCTGCGACGATGGCGGCAACCTGTCTGGGACTACCTGTGTCAGGACTTGCTCTGGAGACAACACCCAGTGGTACACCGAGACGCGGTGGACCCCTTGCGATGCAGGGTATCGTGAGGAGTCAAGGACCTGCATTGACGCAAAGCCAACTGGAGGAGGGGTGGGACGTGGAGGAATCGCCGTCATCAAGTACGCCATCGCGTAACGAGGATGCCGCCGAGCGGATGGCTATCTGCCTGGACTGCTCGTCGCTTTTTCGCCCGACATCGACCTGTAAGGAGTGCGGTTGCTTCATGCGGATCAAGACGCATCTTCGCAGCGCAACCTGCCCGAAGGGAAAGTGGTAGTGATCGAGATCCTGACTAGCCGTATTGGCGCTCCAGCTTTCATCGACCCCGACGGGTCGTTGGTAATGCTGACCAATGAGGAGGAGCAGAACGTCACTGCCGCCCTACTCAATGACCCGACGCTGGCCGAGCGCCTGAAGAGCGTCATCAGGCTCGCCATCGAAGACATCACCGGCATCGACGGGGGCCTGCCCGACAACGAATGGTGGTTCGCCTGGAACAAGGCGATGGCCGTGAACGCGCTGGCCACTCCGCTGCATGTGCTCACTCGTGCGACGGCCACCGCCGAGAAGGTCATGGGGTCGGCAGATGAATAACTGCACAAGCGGATGCCGCACTAAGGACCACGCCAGTTACGCCGAGTGCCTTCAATCAAAGGCGCCCGTTAGCAAGAACAGCACCCAAGGGCTCGACCCGATGTACGCCAGGCAGTACGAGAACCAGGCGATCATCACCGAATACAAGGCAGCGAAGTCCCAAGGACTCCAGCCGCCGACCAGCAAACTCGCCGACATTAGGGCGACCGTAGCCGCAGCAGAGAAGAAGGGTTAGCCATGAAGTCACTCTCCGACATGGTCGAGGAGGTGAGCGCGTACCTCCGAAGTTTCATCCGTGACCAGGAACTTTCCACTCACCTGGAGCAGAACATCGAGTTCGGCACCTTCTCCCTCAAAGTTGCCGACCCGACCCTCGTGTCGCGTGGCCGTATCCAGATCGGTGACGAACTCATCTGGGTCGACTCCGCTGACCGCGTGAGCGGCACCCTCAGCATCCCGCCGTATGGCCGAGGGATGGATGGCACCAACCCTGAGGCGCACGAAGCCGGAACCAGAGTCATCATGGCTCCGCTGTACCCGCGCCAGTTAATCAAGTCCGCGATCAACCAGTCCATCACCAGTGTCGGCTCTCAGCTTTACGGCGTGGAGACACTGTCGATAGAGCCATCAGCGAGTAGTTACATCTACCCACTGCCGGCGTATGCGAGAGACGTCCTGTCTGTCCGCGTGGCTGACTCGTGGGGCGTAGGCGGCGGCGACGTCGGCTGGCTTCGTGACTGGCAGTTCGACAAGAACGCGCCCTCGACGGCGGCAGAGTCAGGCAAGGCGCTGTACCTCAACGATGGGCGTATCTCACCTCGCCAGGAACTTTCGGTTGTCGTCTCCAGGGATCCAGCCGTCCTCTACTTCGGCACTCAGATGTTCAGCGAATGTTTCCTGCCCCAGACGGCATGGGATGTGGTGGTGCTCCTGACCGCCAGCCGGCTTCTGGCCACCGCCGAGGCTGCCGAACTTTCCACCCGCACGATCGAAGCGAACCAGTTGGACGCGAAGAGCCAAGGCCAGACGACAGCGCAACGGCAGTCGAACTACCTGTTCTCCCTGTACCAGCAGCGGCTCGCCGACGAGCGGATGCGCCTGCTGAACAGCACCGTCCAAAGAGTCCATTACTCACGATAGGAACGCCATGCGTAACTACTCCAACATCGCCGTCGAGACCCAACTCACGATGGCTGTCGACGCCACGACCCCGACCATGCAGATGCAGTCGGTCGCTGGCTGGCCCACCGCACCGTTCACGATCATCATCGACCCCGACACGATTAGTGAAGAGGCGTGCCTCGTTACTGCCATGGCAGGACTATCGGCAACCCTGGAGCGTGGATTCGATGGGACGCCGGCAACAGCGCACGCGGCTGGTGCCACCGTCAAGCACGCCGCTATCGCTGACGACTTCCGCAAGGCCAACGAGACCGCCGAGAAGCTGGACGGGAAGACGCCACTCGTGGCCGGTGGAACCTGGGGAGACATCCTCTAATGCGCATCGACGAGATCCACGGGCTACCTCACTATCTGGGGTATCCGACAACGAGCACCAGTTACGAGAACCCTGTCGGGATGGCAGCGGACTACACCGTTGCCGGCATCGCGTTCTTGTCGGGGGCCTCAGACCAGTACCCGCACCAGCGGATGCTGGCGAAGGTAGTCAAGGACCAGATCGACTCGTCGCAGAACCCTGGCGACAACTCACTCCAAGGATGGTGGACCCGCTCGCAGACTGACTGGTCCGCTGGCGCAGGCCAGGAGTTCATGGAGCCGATCACCGAACCCAATGTCAGCCGCAGGTTCCGTAACTCTGCCGGCGTCGATGTCTTCACCAAGCCAGGCAACATCTCGCTCCTGCCGGTGGCTGGCACGGTCGCCCTCGGCAAAGAAGCAACCAAGGCCCTGCTCGTCAAGGCTGGGCCAATGGCGTTCATGGCGAGCGGCGATCTAGTAACGCGGTACAACACCGAGACCGACGCCACTGACACTGCCACCGCTGGCGGGATCGTCGGTGGTCTCGTCGTTGCCGGCAACAAACTGCTCGTGTCCATCCCTGGCAAGATCAAGGCGACCTTGATCGAGGGGGAGATGGCGCTGACTGATGCCTTCACTTGCGATCCAGCGGTCACGCCTCAGGCGTGGTGGGTGAAGAACCGAGTCCTCATCGGTGTCGGCCCAAAGCTGCACGAGAATCCTGGCGTACCTGGCGACACCGCCGTCGACCTCACCGCCGACACGCCAAAGGTAGACATGAAGGATCCTTCGTGGATCTTCACTGGCGCCACGTCCACCCCGAAGTCGATCCTCCTGTCGGGCCATGGCGCTGCCAGTTCCTCAATCCTGGCGCTCACCTTGGATCCCAACAATGGTGAACTGCCTGCCTTTACGGCGCCATTCGTGGTGGCCGAGTTCCCCACCAACGAGAAGGTGACAGACGTCGAGTCATACCTGGGGACTTTCGTTGGCATCGCTTCCACCGCTGGCATCCGTATCGGGCAACTCAACGACGCTGGAGGTCTCACCTACGGGCCGCTCCTAGGGTCACCGAAGCCATCGACGGACACCCGAGTGTTCTCCAGCTATGACAGATTCCTGTCGTACCCAGTCGAGGACGCCGGCGACGGCCGAGGTGGCATGGTCATCATCGACTTGTCTGGCCTGGAGAAGGATGGCCGCGCTCCGTGGTCGACTTGGATCCGCGTCGCAGGCACGAGCCCAGTAACGGGAGCGATCATGACAGGCGAGCGAACCGCCATCATGGTGGCCCCTGGCGCGCCTGCTGTCATGTGGTCAGCGGATAGTGACAGCCTGCTCGACACCGGCTGGCTCGACTCTTCCTACATTCGCTTCGGCACACTGGAGGGCAAGAACTTCCAGTCAGTGAAGGTGTCTGCCTACCCTGACTTCGCTGGCCGAGTCGATGTCACCTACCACGATGAGAGCGATCGACCTGTCTCGGTTGGTTCGATGACTGAGCAGACTGGCTCGGAGAAACTATTTAGCATTGGCGCTCGATCATCCATGTCAACGATGGCGCTGCGCTTCACCTTGACGCCCGACGACGCGAGCGGCCCGACACTGACAGCATGGTCAGTTCGTGCCTACCCTGCCGTCGACAACCGTGGGCAGACAGTGTTGCTACCACTGCTGAATTTCGACTTCGAGAAGGATCAGTACGGCGTCACCTTCGGATACGAGGGGCGTGCCTGGAACCGTTGGAACGCACTGATGACGGCCTGCACTAACGGTGCCAACTTGCTGGTGAAGGAAGCGCAGTCCTCTGGCTCGTATGTCGCGCTTGCTGATGACGCCACATTCACTCAGACGGCGCCGCCGACAAGGGCGTCGGGATTCGGCGGCATCATCCAGCTTGTGCTTCGCACCGTATGAACATTGACTTCGTCGGCCCTGGGATGCAGGGGCCTCGGGTCGAGGGCTTACAGCGGTTGCTGAAGATTGAGGTGACCGGCACATACGATGAGCCGACAACTGCGCGGATCAGGGGCTACCAGATCATGCACGGTTATCCGCTCAACGATGGCGTTCTCGACCGAGAGTTGCTTCGGTTACTGCCTTGGGATCTCGTCGAACTCGTGGACCTTGAAGGGCGTGCGGCGCTGGCGTGAAGTGTGGCCAAGCTTGTACTCGCTGGCCATCTTCCCCAGGCATGACTGGCATAGGTCGCCAGTGGTTCGGACCCCGTCGGTGCGCTTGATGTCGATGCCAAGGACGACGTTGTTCTTGGCCTCGTCCTTGCCGCAAGCGTCACACATGCGGATTGACCTAACTGCCACGCTCATCTCCTAGGCCGATCGGGGCTTGCGAATAGGGACGATGTTATCTGTCCTAAGACTTGGGAACAGGGATGCGCCCTGAAACTTCTCGTTGCGTCGCTCCTTGTCGAGGTCGAGAGACAGGTATTTTTCCGTCGTCACTGTACTGCTGTGGTGGAGCATCGAACTCACGAGCCGGAGGCTCCCGTCATAGCCCGAGCCGCTCAGTTCATCGAACAATGCACGCGCACTTGACCTTCGCAGGGTGTGAACGCCGAGTCGCTTGTCCTCGTAGCCGGCTGACTCCAGCACCCTCCTGACGATGGTGGAGGAGCGGGAGATTTTCGAGGTAGGCGCAAGCTTGAACTCTTTGTAGCCCGAGGTGGCCATCGCTGGGAATAGGAGCCAGTCAGGGTCCAGTGGCCTGCCGACCTCCTCTTGGTAGGCGAGGAGCCAGAGCCTCATCTCCTCATCGAACTCAGCAGAGACAGGCATTTCGTCGGAGCCGTAGGTCTTGTGCAGGAGGACCGACAGGCGGCCCGACCCCAAGTCCAGGTCGCGCACCCGCAAGGTGACCAGTTCGGACTGGCGGCACAAGGTGTAGAACCCTGCGGCGATCAGCGCTCGATCCCTTGGCTTGGTCGCCGCATCGAGGACGACGGGGAACTCATGCAGCGGGATGTAGAGACGGCCCACTGGCGGGGTTGGGATGTAGCGGCGGCCAGCCAGCGGGTCGTGGCTGGGCAGGACATGGCCACGGGTGCGGCACCAGCGGAAGAACGCTGACAGGCTGGAGTGGGTGGCGTTGATGGTGCCGATGGCGTATTCGCGGGACTTCAGCATCCCGCCCAGTAGATCGTCGATCGAGGCCGGCGTGATCTTGCTGAGTTGGATGTCGCCGGTGGACTTGTAGAGCCTGGAGAGGGCGTGCTTATCGTTCCTGACGGTGTTCTCTCGGAACGCGGCGAGGATGCGGTAATCCAGGTAATCAGCGGTGGCTGCGGACAGTAGTGGCACGATGGACCCCTTTGTTTGTGTTGGTCTTGGGCAAGCATAGGTGTTTGGGTATGCAACTTGCTAACGAATCGCCTTGCGTTTCTGAAAGATTGCCTCGGCTGCCGCCTCTAGTGCTGGATGCAGGGCCTTGGGCTGGGACTTGGGCGGCTCGACCTGGGCTGGAGATGTCCGATTATCAGATACAGGATCGGGCTTGCTGGCCTTCTTGCCTCGTCTATCCCACCTCTGGAAGTAGGCCGACTGGCAGGACCGGCACCTCGATTGCAGCCCGTCCTTGGACTTTGAGCGGGTGGCGAAGCACTCCTTTGGCAAGCTGAATTGGCAGTCGCAACATGTCTTCATGCAGGTACATTAGCATTTGCATACGGCACTTGCATTTGCAAAACACTTATCAAAATCGGATTGCAAGGCCATGGCGGGCAGCCTCTATTACAAGTCCGCTGCGTAGATTTGTCCCATTTTGTGGATTCGTAAAATCTAGGAATACCAACATTTTTTCGGGCGTGTCTCATGCGGTGTGTTGTTCTACACCCGACAAGTAGGTATAGCATGGCCATGACCGATACACACATCTAAGTCAATCGCAAGGGCGTGGTTAGCATGGCACCTCCCCGTTTTCTTCCCTCGGACTCGACCCTGGCTCAATGGGTCGAAGAGGGCCTAACACATAAACAGATGGCCGATCGCGTGAAAGAGACAACTGGAGTCGAGGTGGCCGTGGGAACGGTCTCAGCCGCTCTCTCTCGCGCCGGCCTGACCGATCAACTCAGGTACGACCAGTGGATCCCGTGGTCTCCAATTCGTGTAGATCACGTCAACGCCTACCCCCTCCTGATGCTCCGCTACCACGCGCGCAGGGAGTCGGGAGTGACGCTGACCGCCGACCAGGAAAAGAAGCTGAACAACTGGATTGAACGACTGCAAGGGGAAGATGCAGTCGTCACCTACCTGCACGACACGCATGATGGCTGGTTCTATGTCAAGGCTCGGCCTGGGATCGACACAGGCCTCATCAGGGAGATTGCCTGACATTAAAGCAAGGGACATTTGGACTTTAGGTATGTACATCTGAAAATCCGTGACGTAACGTCCTTTATCCAGGTATACACAACTAATGGCTAACGCGGGGGTTCTTTGTGTGCAAGTTCTGTATTGAAAGGCCAGTACCGCGTGTCGGTACAGACACTGACCAGTCAATGACCTACATTTGTCCCATGCAAAGCTCACCGACTGTGTTACGGGACGACTCCGAAGCCACTGCTTTCATTGACAGCAGCGACCGGCTCGTCGTCCTCTTCACCTCTGACTACGACATCACCCCAGTCCTCGACCAGGCGGCCAGCCTCGGCTTCACCAGCCTGAACCGCCAGTGGGAAGACTTCACCCTCGCCAGAACAGGCATGGAATTCACGCGATAAGCGTGCTTTCCCATTCCCCAATAGCAAGTCCCGTATCGGAATAGGAGAGCCATGGCCAATACTCTGACAAGTCTTTCTGACTGGGCGTGCGACGCCAGTGTCGATCAGGAGATCAACGCTGCCATCACTCGCCTTCAGGAATTCTTCTGGGAGCACCAGGAGGCAGAAGACAGCGACGACATGGATTACCCCGAGTCGCCCTCTGGCTACCCGTTCTGTTCATGCGAGACATGCCAGGGCAGGGAGTATGCCGCCGTCTTGTTCCCAGTCATAGCGCAGGCGACCGCCGAAGGTCGCATCTGGCGCGTATCCAGCACCGCTGAAGACAGCGCGGTGAACCTTCTCGAAAAGGATGAACGTGATCGGACTACTACTGACAGTCAGCTTGATGATGACCCCGACCCAGGCACCGGCCTGGCTACCCCCGACAGTGGCCGCTAATGCGATCACCGTCGCAGCAAGCAGCGAGAATCTTGTCGTCCCTCGCACGTCGACTCCACAGACCAATACTGGTCAGTCCCGTGAGGCGCAACGCACGGCGGCAATCTTCACCAAAGCCGCAGCAGTCCCCCCCCGCTGGCAATCATTCGCCAAGTGTGTCGAGCGCCGAGAGTCACGAGGCCGAGTGAACGCCGTCAATCGTGGCAGCGGAGCCGCCGGTCTATTCCAGTTCATGCCGGCATGGCGCCACGGTCTGCCCTACATCGTGGCCGAGCGGATCCAGAAGTTTGGTGCGACCAAGCGTCAGGCAGACACACTGCGCGCCTTCTTGTGGGACATCAAGAAGATCGAGAAGTACCCAGCCATGTACCAGCGCATTGCTTTCGCCGAAGTCATCTCCGACGGCGCGTGGCATCACTGGACGTTGCGTGGTTCCTCCTGCCAGAAGTTGGTGCCGTGATGAACAACTCGGCCAGCGACTACCACCTGGTGCGCATCCGGCGCCTGGAACTTGAACTCATGAAAGCCGAGGCTCGCATCCGCGAACTCGAAAACGCACTATTCGCAAAGGAAAGTAAATGACCATCAAGACGAACGCCAGCATCACTATCGGGCTCGAAGCGGCAACCCTCGCCGACGTGCGGGTGTTTCTTGCCGAGATCGAGAAGTACAACCTGCCCGACGACACCGAGATCCTGACGACGTTCCTGCTGTGCGTTCTCAATGGCGACGTCGAGCCGAGCGAAGGTGGCGTCACAGTGAAGGGGCTGAAGGCCGATGTCAACGTCGACTAACGCCAGCCCCTTCACTCACTGCCTGGCGGGTCACTCGCTGGCCGAGCCTGACGCCTACATCTATCGCCTTGGTGGGGCACGGGACTGTCGCCAGTGCGTAATCAAAGAGAAGGGCGCCCGCGCTAGAACGAGTGGCTGGCGCGCATGATCCAGTGCGCCACCTGTGAACTGATCCACACCGACCCACTGTCATGCCCTGACTGCGATCACCGTGTCCTACTGGCGGCGCAGTCAGCCGAATCCAGGCCCAGGCGTGACAGGCAGAACGAAGCGCGGAAGCAAGCAAGACGTCGAGAGAAGGAGGCAGCGGCATGAGCGACACCAACAGGCCAGACGGCCACGACCGGCAATGTCCCAGGGCCAACGACTCGATGGTTACTGAGGATCGTTGCCTGTACTGCTATCACCTTCGACTCGCTCGGGGTGAAGAGCTGGAGAAGTTCAACAACATTTGGAAGGCCAACCTGCCTGGCATCGAACAGCGCAACTATGACCTCGGTCTCGCCGACGGGAGGGCGGGTGCCTAGCCAGTCTCGTAAACATCGTGGCTACGCGACGCAACGCATCGTCGCCGACTACCTGGCGGCCAACGGATTCCCCTACGCCGAGTCCACTGGTGCAGGCCGGTCGGGAACCGACGTCACTGGCGTCGTCGGCCACGACATCGAGGTCAAGGCTCGTCGGGGATTCAACCCTGCCGCCGCCATGAAGCAGCAAGCGGAGCGCGCTGCGTTCGGCGTCCTCGCGTGGGCTGTGCTGCGTCTCGACGGCCAAGGCCCTGCCACTATCGGCGACTGGCCTGTCATCCTCAGGCTGGAGCAGTACGTCGAGCTTCTGCGCGACGCCGGCCATGGAGACCCAAGATGACCAGATATGCGCTCCTCTTGCTTGCGTTTTCCGTTGCCTGGATCGCGGTCGTCAGCGCCGTGACGTTCTTGTTCATCAAACCGTGAACTATCCCCGCTAACGACGAAGCCCCCGCCGGATAACCAGCGGGGGCTTCGTCTTGGCTTCGATCAGTTGATGCTGGGGTACCAATCCCAGCCCGACTTCAGCCTCCCAACCATGAAAGGGGGCGCTAGGCGCCACTGCCATGGAGTCTTCAGTATAAAGGGGTCGGCCCTCCTGTACGGGGGGCCAGGAGGGCCGACGTGAGCGCTTCCCCACGCTCATACCAATCCAGTTACCGCCTCGGTTATGGTTTGATCCTCGGAGTCTAAACCATCACTTGGGTCCGTGGCTTGCATTGAGGCACCAGTAACGACATTTATTGCATCGCCGTCGAGGGCGTCGCCATACAGGGCCTCGGCTGCCTCGTCGGGTTTGCGAGCCAGGTTCATGGCGATGTCGTGCTCACTCAGCTTGACGCTCGTGTAGCGGACGAACAGGTGCCAGCCGCCGTCGAGGTCGCCCTCCACCATTGGCCGGTACGCGGTCTCCAGTACACCGAGGCTGCACCACACACGCGAGTTTCGTAACTTGTGTGCTGCGCGGCGAGCATCCTGATCGCTGGCGTAGTGCGCCAACTTTCTCCACTTCGGGCTGACCTGAGCCACCACGAGGGCTCGGGCGACAGCGCCCGACACCTTGTAATGGACGCGCCGAGTACCAGTCCCCGGTCTGCGGGGCGGTGGCGGTGGCAACTCGTCGAACACTTCCATGTCCTCGTACTGGCCACCCTTCGCCTTCTTCTTACTCACAGGGCACCAGCCAGATACCAGGCGCGGTCCATGAACTGATCGCTGCGACCCTCCAGTAGTCGAGCAGAGCGACGCTCAGCGCTCTTGCCATGGAAATGCTGCTCCCACTCCGTCGCGGCATTGAGAAGGCCAGCGGCAGTGCCATGCAGGTTCGCCTGCGTGCCGGTCTGGCCGTTGTAGATACTCCGCACATCGTTACGGTTCCTCACGACGGTGTCGCGCATCCGATCGGTGGCCGACTGGCCGCGCCGAGGGAAAAGCTCTGCGAGGAACACCTCGACGTCGCCGCCGTGAACTGTCGTGGACATCAGTGCCTCGTACTCGCGCTCCATTTCGGCGAGAGAAAGCAGTGACTTGGTGAGCGACGTGTTGAGATCGAGCACTCTGCCGGCGGCGAGGCGGTCGTGCTTGATCGAGATGATCGCCTTGCGGAACTTGCCGACCATGGTCAATGCGTTAGTGCAGTAGACACGCTCCAGCATGGGGATCAACCTCAAGCTGCCACTGCCATCGTGCGCGGTAGTGGCAATCAGGCGCCGAACGTGCGGATCTTCGCCAGTGATCGTCGTGCCCTCGGCGAGATCACAGAGAACAAACACACGCGCGCCAAGCTTGGTGCCGCCAGCCTGCGCGTAGGACAGTCGGCCATCGAGGCGCAGTTGCTCCAGCGGGGCAAAGGCGTCGATGTTCTGGATCACCTCGTAGGACTTGGACACGATGCCGAGCGGGATCGGATCGTCATACGGGGTGATGCGAGAGACGCACTGGTAGCCAGGCAGGGCAAAGTTGTCGCCGTTGCGGTACGCCGAGATCGGCAGGCCCTCGACTGACCAGAGTAGATCGCCTGCACTGAGGGCGCCGACGAGATCGCTGCCGGTCGGGACGCTGGCGAGCACGCCGTAGGCGCGGTCGGCATGAGTCTTGTTTAGTTGGATTGTCATTCTTGGTTCTCCTTTTGCGTGGGGTTGGGGGTAAAAGGCTTGCTATTACTGGTGTTTTGCTCACGGAGCCCAGCGAGATAACGCTCCTGGGCTTCCTTCATGAATGGGCGACGAGCACGAGCGACAGCAATGCCGCAGTAGGTCTTGAGCCCGAGCATGATGAGAGCGACGCCGCCGAGGATGATCCCCGTGATGATGGTGAGGATGCGGTTTTCTGCTGCGAGAACGTCAAGCATCAGGCGCTCGCCATCTTCAGGCGGTAGTGGGCGAGCGCACGATCCTTCGCGTGCAGCATCTCGCCGTAGATCGCGGCATCGACTTCTTCGCAAAGCTCGATCATGCGCTCCTCGACTTCATCCCAGTCGGGGTCGGTGTCTTCATCCCACTCGACCTCGCCGGACACCTCGTCGTCCTCGCCGATCGTGTAGAGGGTCAAGTCGAGGCCGCCCGAGTATGACTCCGTGTCGAATGTCGATGCGGAGAATCGGTAGGTGATGCCGTCGATGGTGACCTGGCCGTCGATCTCGTAGCCGCCGGCGGACGGCATGATCGAGGGCGCGTAGTTGCCTAAGTGTGTGATGGCGATGTTCATTCTTCTTCCTTTTCGGGTAGTGGCCAGCGGCCTGAGCAGTAGTGGCAGAACTCCATGGGATTGAGTTCTTTCAGTGGGCCGATGGCCTCGATGACTTCGTGAGCGGTGTCGCCCCAGACGTCGTAGCCCTCGTTGTGGGTTTCGCCTTCGCACTTGTCGGGCGTGAGCCACAACTCCGACCACCAGTACGGCTCGTCGGCCTTGTCGTCGTAACGGGCCTCCAGCCAGGTGTGCTCGCAGATGTAGTCAGACACCACGAAGCCTTCGTCCTCGCTTTGCCAGCCTTCGGGCAATACGTCCTCGGGCTTGAGGTAGGTGAGTTCAGCCATCTCGGTCACCAACTCGCCGAGTAGGTGATGGTCATGGCGTACGAGTTGTAGGCCGAGCGGATCTCGGTCAGTGCAGGCAACGCTTCGATGAATCCACCGATCGAACTGTCGCGCTCTGCGTCGGCTTCCTCGGGGCCGCACCAGTCCCAGCCATTAGTGAAGGGGAACAACTCATCGAGCTTTGACGGGTCGGTGATGCACGCCTGCATGTCGAGGATGAGTCGGTCGAGTTCGGCGAACGAGAGGTACGTCTTGTCAATGGATTCGCGTGCGCCGTACAGGCCTTCGATCCAGGACTGCACTCGGTAGTCCTTGCGCCACGCGAACACTTGCCTTTCGATCCTTGCGGGGCAAAATCGCATGGAAGGCATAGCGTCGAGGCCGGTGGCTTTGAGTGCTAATTCTTCAGCGGCGCTCATCTTGTCGCCAGTGCTCAGTTCGGCGCTGACGCGCAGATATTGGTCGAGTCCCATTGCGGGATCTCCTTTCTGGTTGGGTTTGCGAGGGTGGTCTGAGTCCTCGATCGGCGGCCACGGGAACGGGAGGAAACCGTGGCCGCCTGTCCAGGGGTCAGGTCTTTACGGCGCCGACGTTCTGAGGGGAATTCAACGGTGCAATGAACGGGTCATCAGTCATGTCTTCGTCGTCGGGCCAGTCGTTCATAAACGTCATGGCCTCGCCCTCCGTGGTGAACGGTCCAATGTGAACGGTCCCGTCCTCGTATGTGTGAACGAGAATCCACGAGCCAGCGTGCGTGCCAGTTCCGGCGCTGGTGGTGTGGTCCCATGTGAGGGGCAGGCCGTGGCTCATGCCGACACCTCGACTGTGTGCTGGTACTCGACTCGGATGTCGGTCGCGCGATCCGTCACTGAGTAGGTGAGGCCAAGGTCCTCACGAATGAGAGTGTCAGCGGCAGAGATGATCTCGGTCTCGTTGTCGTTCTCGTGCTCGATGCCGACGATTATGGTCGCGTAATCCATCGTGAAAGAAACTTCGTATAGCGCGCTCATGCCGACACCGTGACCGGGGCATAAACCAAGGCATCGAGCACGGTGCGGCGCAACACGCCCTCGCTGACAGGCTTGTCCATCAGCGCGAACAAGGCATCACGGTGCATACCTTCAAGCTCACGGAACGAGTAACGCTGCACGCCACGCACGCGGTAGATCGTGACCGACGGCCAGCCCGACGCCCACACGGTGAAGCGTTCACCCTCCTCCATGTAGTAGGCGGTCGACGTGTATTCGCGGTAGTCCTTCGCGTAAGCGGTGCGGACCTGAAGAATCGGAGTCATGCTGCCGTCCTCGGACAACAGATCGCATGACAGATCCCAAGTGGTCTCGAACGAGCGCGCAGGCTTGTTGATTACGGTCTTGCGGGGTTCGATATTCACAGTCATTCCTTTCGGTTGGGTGTAGTCGAGGGCTGGTCGTGTCCTCGATCCCCCGCCGACGCCACAAGAGGCGAGGCGACGTCGGCAGGGTGTCCAGGATACGGGTCAGGGCCTTGCAATCAAGGGGACCGACACGCGGGTCAGGCGTTGGCGTAGTGGGCTCGGCGTGCTGCCCAGAATCGCTCGGCGTCGAGGATGGCCTCGTTTGCCTTCAGCCTGCGGCATGGGGCGTCGCCGTCGTAATGACAGGAATCGAGGTGGCGCGAAAGGATCTCGGGATGCATCTCCAGAAAGGCGACAGCCTCGACGTCTTCCTCTAGGTAGATCCGTGAATCATCCATGTAGCCGTATCCCGTCCCGAAGTTGAGGGCGTGGGGGTAGTCAGCAAGCTCGACGACTAGCCAGGCGTGTCCGGCATCAATGACCCAGCGGGGCATGGTGGGGGTGAGTGTGTTCATTCTTGGCATTTCCTTTCGGGTTGGGGTAGGTCGCTGGTCTGGCGGCCAGTCGGCGCCACGAAAGGGGGATCTCGTGGCGCCTGCAAGCGGTCAGACGGGGTAGATGCAGAGCGCGTAGCCTGCGTATGGCTCGACGTACACGGGAACCTTGCGAGCGTTCAGTTGTTCTTGGACCCACGAGCAGCAGTCGAGAGCCCACTCGTAGTGGCCGCCGCCTTCCAGTAGGACAGTGGGAGTCGGCCCACTGCTGGGCCAGTCCCAGCCCAGGTTCAGTTGTGGTCCAAGGCCCTGAAAAGCGGCCTCCCTGCCAGTTGGCGCGGGGCCTTCCATCCCGTCAGCCTTGCCGAGCCATTCGGCGACTAGTTGAAGGACGAGGTTGGCGCTGGGTTCGGTCACGGTGGTCATGTAGGTCCTCTCGGGTTGGGGTGGTGCTGGTCGCTAGGTCTGGCGGCCAGTCGAGGACACGGCGCTAGGTCCGTGCCCTCTCAGGCAGTCAGGAGGCGAGGATCGTGCCGAGACCCTCAACGAGGGCTGTGGCGCCGACCAGTGCAAAAGCGAACGCGACCCCGGCGACGGTGTAGCCGCGCCGAGTGAGAACGAGGCGCGGGGCCTGCCCCATGCGGCGCGGACTCATGCCGTCGCCCCGCTCGCCTGCGCCTGCTCGGGCGACACGATCCAGCGGAACGACTCCACCGACGCACGCTCGGCCACGCTCTCGCGCTCCTCCTCGTAGTGCATCCGCGCGAGGTTCAGGACGCGCTCGACGTCGCCTTGGTACTCGTTGCCGAGTTCCGAACCGTCAGCGGCGAGGAAGTCGAGGGCGTGCAGAATGTCCGCGATCGCTGCGCTGGCGTGCATCCAAGCGTCGGGATCGTTCAGCGAGCCGCCATCGGCCTCGGCGTATTGCGCGAGGAACGAGCGACCACGGGCCACGCGCTCGCCGTGGATCCCGGCGCTCATGCCGACACCTGCTCGGCCTCGACTGCGAGGATCGAACGCGGGGCGTACGGCTGGAGCGTCACGGGGTCGAGATGCTGACGCTTGCCACCTCGGCGCGCGAGGCTCCAGGCTTCGGCGATGACGTACGGCTCGACGGTCGCGAGAGTCAACGGGTCGGCCTTGTACAGGGCAGCCAGAACGGGGCCACGATCGGCCCATACTCGGCCTAGCTGATCGACACGGGGATCGATCCATGCGTCGTCGATGCGAACGATCAGGAACGGGGCGCGGCCGCCGTTCCTGATGAGTCCGGCAAGGGCTTCGGCTTCAGACTCGGCGCGCTGCCAAGTGTGAGCACCAAGGGCGACGTATGTCATGCGGGGTACTTCCTTTCGATCGGTTGGGGGTCGTGCAGGAGGCTTGGTCGGGCCACCAGTCGAGGCCACGAGAGGGGGATCTCGTGGCCTCTCAGAGGGTCAGAACAAGGCGACCGACTCGGCGCCGACGAGGCGCGAGGGGTCAGGGTGTGGCATCTCGGGGCAGTCGAGGGCCTGGGCCTGGCCTCGGCCCGACGTCGGCCACGAACTGCCCGACAGGGGAACGGGCGCGCCCGCCTGGAGGTCCCTAAGGATTCGATGCGCCTCGACGATCGAGGCGGCGGGAATGTGCCAGCCGTCGGCGAGGACGATCGAGAACGCCCCGTCAGGGCGACGCAACGCCCGAGCGGCGCGAGGGCGGTCGCCGCTCATGCGCTGACCTTCACAAGCTTGCCCTCGGCATCCCGGCGGCCTGTCGCCGTGTCCATCACCCATTCATGGAACGTGTCGCGGCGAAAGGTTGCCGACTGCGCGTCGAGGTCGCGCTCGATTGCCTCGACAGCGAGGAGGAAACCTTGCCCCGTCTCCCATGAGACGTCGGCGGCGTAGCGGAGCTGGAGGCCTAGGGCCGTGGCGAGAGACTGAAAATGTTTGCGTGACATGTCGATCCTTTCGGGTTGGGTCCGTGACCCTGGTAGGGGGCCTCGGTAAGGCTCTTGCAAAGCCTTCGACGGATGGTCCCTCACGTCGGTTCCCGTGTCAACGACCATTAAGGGGGGTTCCGGTGTGAGGCTCGTCACATTAGGGGGGCAGGTGGTCGGGGCTCTAGTCCTTTATGACTAGTCGAGGCGTGGTCATCCCTCGGGCCTCGGCCTGCGCGGGCCGACGTCGGGGGCATGTACGCGCCGAGGCGGGCCGGCCATGACATATATCGACAGCTCGGGCCCCGGCCATTGCTCAGACTTGTGCGGGAGTCGCAGGAGTGAGGGCGAGGGCATGAGGCGGGGGGGCAGGCGGGGGCCTCGGCCAGGCGCGGGCGCGGGCGACCGGGGGGTTTTAACGAAGTGAACCGTAGATATACATATACCTCGCCGGAAATGTCCCACCTTTGGGATAGATGCCCAGAAGCCGTCGCCTAGTTGGCTCTCAGAACGGCGCTACGTCGTCATCGTCACCCCTGGCCCCCGCAGGGGGCGTACAGGGACTTAGATCCAGCCACGCCTTCTCCAGCGGCTCCTCACACCGATGCTCCGCCATTACCGTCTTCGCCGGTTTTCTCAGTCGCCATCGACCTCGGCGGTGAAGGTGCCCTCGGATGTCCAGTTCGTAGGTTTTTTTCCCGCTGAGGGCTGCAAGGAGTTCGCCTCGATGGGTCACGGGCCAAGGGTCGACTCTGGCGTCGATGCCACACATGTCAGCGTCAAGGCCGATCATGATGTCGCTGCGGCATTGCCAGCATGTCAGTGGTGTCGCTTTTCTGATGCTCATGGTGGTGTCCTCAGTGCTGTTGTCTTGATTAAGTGAGAGCGGGGGGCATGGAGCTCTGCTCCATGGCCTGAGCTCGAACGTTTGTCGTTGTTATCGAGAATGTCATTGTCAGTCCTGTTTGCAAATAGTGTTGACAAGACCTTGACAGTGTGGATAGGATCAGGCTCGCTGACGTTCCGCCGCTGAGTCCGAGACGCGGGGGTCTCTTTGCCACAGCCGCCGACTACGAGCCTGAGCCACTTTCTTTCTTTCTTTTTGGTTCTTTTTCTTTCTTTCTTTGTGGATAACTTTGTGGATAATTTGAAGGCCCTCGTCGTGGTGACGAGGGCCTTCGGGTTATGTGGTTCGCGTTTCACTGATGTCGATTTTGATGACGCCGCGTTCCATCATTCGCCAGATAATCGCGGCCACTGTCGCTTTGGCTAATAGGGGTGCTGCTTCGTGGCCGATGTCGACGAGGGCTTGGAGTGCGCCGCTGGCGCCTTCTAGCTTGGGGTAGGCGTTGAGGATGGCTGCGTAGGCGAGTGGGGTGCTGGCGCCAGTGCTGACCTCGTCGCCGTCGATGATCTTGTCGACGACCGGCTTGTGGTCGCGTGGCTTGCGTTCCTTGGCCTTCTGTGACTTGGCTTCGTCGCGTTTCTTCTCGTCGGCTTCGGCGGCTTTCTCGGCCTGCGCCAGGCTTACATCGTCGGGGTGGGTGACTTTGTACAGGGCGACGTTCCCGAAGGGGAATTTTTCTATGCAGTCGTAGGCGACGAGTTCGTTGATGACGTAGAGGGCTCGCCTCTTGCTGTACCCGTGGCTGTCTCGGAGGTTGATGAGTCTGGTGACCCCGACGCTCTTCTTCCTCAGGTGCTCGATGACGTCTTCCGCGTAGGTGTTCATGTGGTCTCCAGTTCGGTGGCGGCGACGGTGAGGCCGATGGCGAGCATGAGGTTTCGGCCCGTCTTGGTGTAGTTACTGCGAAGGGTGTTGTTGTTGATGAGTTCTTGGATGAGTGCTTTGGCGTCGACAGTGCTGGCTAGGGGGTTTTTCTTGACTGCCTCTATGACGTCTTTTTCGCTGTGTTCGCGTCGGTCTGCGAGGTGCTTGGTGATGACGGTGGTGGCGGTGTGCTTGGCGACAAGCTTGGGGCTGCCTCCGAGGCTGAGCCGCCTGATGTTGGGGTCGTAGGTGAGGATTTGCGGGTCGAGGTCTACGTCGCGGCCGTAGGCGTGGAAGGTGCGGACTGCGGAGGCGCCGTAGGGGTTGTCGCTGTCTGGGTCGGTGTCTTCGCCTCTGTTGAGTGTCCAGATGGCGTCTGGCTCGTCGAGGAGTCGGGAGGCGCCTCGTGATCGTTGTCCTGCGTGGCCGGTGTGGTGGACGATGAGGTCGTCGGTGACGCCGCCAAGGTCTAGGGCTTCGGACCACCAGGAGAAGAAGGTGGCGACGTCGGTGTTGGAGTTTTCGTCGAGGCCGAGGCTGGCGAGGACTGGTGCCAGTGGGTCGAGGATGGCGACTTCGACGTTGTTTTCGGCGAACCAAGTACCTAGTCGCTGGCGTCCGTCTGGGGTGGATAGGGCGAGGTTGCCGGCTTTGGATCGCATGTTGGAGACGACAACTTTGTTCATGTTTTGGATCCCTATTTCGCGCATCCAGATGCGGAGGGTGCCTTTGCTGACTTCCATGTTGAGGTAGGCGAGTGTGCCTTTGAGTGGTTGGGTGACGAATTCGTCGAGGAACTTGTGGCCATCGACGATGGCGGGGATGACGTTGCCGACGACCATGGTGGTTTTGCCGGCTTTGGCTGCTGCGGCGAAGAAGGTCCGGCCTCCTGATGGCCAGAGCCCTTCGATGCGCCAGCGGTCTTCTTCGTCTGCTTCTTTCAGGAATTCGTCGAGTTTGATGCCGGTCATGGCGGGGATTTCTCCTAGCTTGTGTGTGTTGAACAGGGTTTTGGCTTTGTCGTTGACGAGAAGGTCGAGGAAGCGGGCGGTCGCTTGTTCCATCAGGTAGGCGTCGTTGTCGATGTTGAGCTTGGTGATGGCGGGTGGTTGATCGTCGGTGGTGGCTGTGTCGATCGCCCCAGCTTCAAGTGCTGGGGCGGGTTCTTTTTCCAGGTGGTCCATCCATTCGGAGATGACGTCGTCCACGCACCGTGTGCCTTGCGGGTCTTTGACGACCATGCCGATGGCGCCGAGGATGCTTCGGTTCCATTCGTTGCTGGCTTCGCCAGCGGTGCGAGGGTTGGGGCCGGTGCTCATGACGGCCATGAAGTTTTCCCGCAGGGCGCTTAGGGCGTTCTTTGCGCCTGGGCAGCCTTTCCTGCCGGCGCCGCAGATGGCGAGGACGGCTTCGTTGTATAGCTCGTGTTTCGCTCCTGGCCCGAAGACTTTGGATGCGCCGGCAAGGATGTGCTTGCAGGGGTCACCTTCGGGGAATTCGGCCATGATGGACAGCGCCTTGGTGGGCGCTACGTTTTCCTTGGTGGCGAGTTCGTTGCTTCGTATGAGCCGCATTCGCCACGCGGTTGGCAGTGGCGGGAAGTCGCCTGGGCTTGGGACTTCGTCGGATAGTTCACCGTCGGGATTTGTCCACTGGTAGACGTTGAGGCTGTCGCTGGGGTTTTCGGACGGCCATACGACGGAGTAGCGGTGGTGGTGCTGGATCATTTCGACGTCGGTCAGTTGACTGATGGCGAGGTAGCCGTCGGGGATTGTGTAGTAGTAGATCCCTGGGGTGCCTTGGCGTGATCCGCTTTTCCAGGTGGGGGGTAGTTTCCCGAGTTCGGTTTCCAGTTTCTCGATTGTGTCGCCGCCACGCTTGTCGCCGTAGTGGTCGACGTCAATGCCGATGACAGTGGTGGGCATCCGTAGGGCGATGTTGCGGTTGCCGTCGTCGCCCCAGGTCATCATGTCTGCGTAGGAAGGGTCTTTGCCTTCGCGTCCTGTGGTTCCTTCGGGGACGGGGTGCTTCTTGCGGTGGGGCAGGGGAAGGATCCCTGTCCAGCCGGCTTCGTGGTACCGCTTCCAGGCGGCGTACGGGTTGGTCATGGCATTGCGAGCCAGTTGATGGCGACAATGCGGTGCAGCGGGTAGGCGACGAATTCGTCGTTCTCCAGGCAGACGATCATCGTCGAGGTGATGACGATGATGCTGGCGTTGAAGGTGATGGTGCCTGGCTCCCACGGGTCGGAGACGGTGATGTCGAGTGGTCGTCCGAGCGGGATGGGGTTTCGGGGGTCTAGCACGGTGCTCCTTTGTGTGTGAGATGGGTGTGCCCTGTCAGGTACGGGACTTGCTATCGCACCTGACAGGGCACTTGGGGTTAGTCGAGTTCGATGCCGAGGAGCTTTGCTGCCTCGATCTGCTCGGGGGTGTGCTCGCTCTTGGCTGCTGCCTTCTTGGCGGGCTTTGCCTCGACCTCGGCGACCTCATCGGCGCGCTCGACGTCGACGGTCCACTTCTTCAGCGTCTTGCCGCCGGCGCGCTTCTCGATGCCGGTGAAGGTGACGGTGAGGGTTTCGCCAACCTCGGGGCGCTTCTCTGCGAGGAGTGCCTTGAGCCCGACCTGGCCTGCGGTGACGGTCTTCGTTTCGCCGTCGACGTCGAGGGTGATTTGCGGGCTGACGGTTCCGTCGTCCCAGCGGTGGATCCCGATGTTGGTGACGGTGCCGGTGACGGTGTCGCCGGGGTTCTCGAACTTGATGTAGTCCGAGCTGATCTGCATTTCTGCGTTGTCCCAAATGGACATGGTGTTCTCCTTGATTGTTGGTTAGTTACTAAGCACCAGCGGTGTCGCTGGAGTTCGTGGTGCCGTGGCCTTGGCAGCCTTCGGCAGGGTTCTTCGCGCGGGGGCGGTAGAACGGGCAGTTGCGGCAGTAGACGTCTGTGGTGCCCAGGCGACCGATTGCTTCTTCGGCGCCGAGCAGGTCGATCGCGGTGTGGATTGCGTTGGCGCGGACGAGTGCGTCGAGGGCTATGCGCTCGTCGTAGGGCTCTGCCCAGACGTAGCGGTCTTCCCATTCGCCATCGCGGGTGAGGAAGATGAGGGAGACGTTGAGGATTTTGTAGCCAGCGTCGGCGAAGCCTTTGCCGTAGAGGTGGGCTTGGGCGCGGTACTGGGGTCCTGGGCCGTTCTTGCGGTAGTTCTCGCGGATCTGGTTCTTAGATGTCGTCTTCCAGTCGAAGACGGTGCCGGTTGCTTCGTCGAATAGGTCTGCGGAGCCAGTGATGGAGACGCCGCCGATCTCGCCGACGGTGACGCGCTCTTCAACATGCCAGCGGGGGACGGCGCCTTCTTCGTTGAAGCGTGCAATCTCAGCCTTGGCCATGATGTCGGCGAATTGTTCGTGGAGGGCGGTGCCGACGTATGGCTTCCAGGCGACGCCGCGCTGGTTAACTTCAGCCATGCCGGCAAGTTGGTAGCCGAGGCGACGGTCGCAGGGGACGCCGACCTCAGATGGGCCGATGCGCTTCTGGAGGCTGCGCGGCTGGTTGATGATCGAGTTCTCGATGAGGTTGAAGAGTTCACCGGCGGTGACGCCTGGGTCGAGTTCGCAAGTGGGGTGGATTTGTAGGCCGTCGATCTGATCGAGGGGCAAACTACAGACCTTGCAATCGTTCATGAAGAATCCGTCTCGCTTCTGTGTGTGTGGGATTCAGAAGTTACTTCCTAGGTCTGACTATTGCAAGGCCCTGACTCGGCGTGTCTAAATGTTTCACATGAAACGGGCCTTGCAATACCATGGAGGGTATGGCAAATAGGACTGTGGGCGGGGATAGAAGGCCAGCGTCGGAGGTTAAGGCTGACGTTGTCCGCTACATAGGTCAGGGCATGTTGGTCTCTGAGGCGTTGAAGCTCGTGGGCCGCTCGATGGGCTGGTACAAGTTGCAGCGCCAGGAGGACCCGGTCTTCCGTGAGCAGATCGACAAGAACCGGGACATCATCAAGGACCCGTCGCTGCGGGATCTGATCGTTCCTGACTTCCCAGAGTTCTGTGAGCAGTACCTGGGCATGAAGTTGTGGCCGCACCAGTTGAATATGTTCGATGTCTTGGAGGGCAGGCCGCCGCGTTGGCTGCATCCTGGGATGACGTATGAGACTGGGGCCTCGGGCCGGCGCCGCATCTTGATTAACATCCCGCCTAACCACGCGAAGTCGATGACGGTGACGATTTCTTACGTCTTGTGGAAGATCCTGAAGGATCCGACGATGTCGGTGCTGGTGATCTCGAAGACCCAGAACTTTGCCGCGAAGCTTCTGTGGGCGATCAAGCAGCGCCTCACGCATCCGCGCTATCAGGCGCTCCAGTTGGCGTTCGGCCCTACAGGTGGGTTTAGGGAGACGGCTGACCAGTGGTCTGCAACGAAGCTTTATCTATGGGGAGATCAGAGGGATAGCCAGGAGAAGGACCCTACGATCGAGGCCGTCGGTATGGGGGGACAGATTTATGGGTCCCGAGCCAAGTTGATCCTCATCGACGACGCCGTCGTGCTGTCCAATGCTCACCAGTGGGAGAGCCAGATGGACTGGATTCGCCAGGAAGTCGCCTCCCGTATCGGCCCCGACGACCAACTCGTCGTCGTAGGCACCCGCGTGTCCCCGATTGACCTGTATTCGCAACTGCGAAACGAGGATCACTACAACGATCACGTCATTCCGTGGACGTACCTGGGGATGCCGGCGGTCCTGGAGTACACCGACGACACCGAGGGCTGGATTCCGCTGTGGCCGTTCTCCGATCAGCCCTTTTCTGAGTCAGATGTCGCTGAAGAGGGCATGGTTTACGACCGTTGGACCGGCCCCAGGCTCGCCAGGGTCCGTAACGAGGTCGGTCCTCGCCGTTGGTCCCTCGTGTATCAGCAGCAGGACGTCGATGACGAGGCGATCTTCGACCCCGTCTGCATCCGTGGGTCGATCGACGGCTATCGGGGGGCGGGCCAGTTGCAGTTGGGGGTCCAGGGGCACCCTGACGAGAACGCCCAGCTTTACGTCATCTGCTCCATGGACCCTGCGGTGAAGGGAAATACGGCTGCCTGCGCCTACGCGGTCGATCGAAGGTCTGGCCGGCGCTGGGTTCTAGACATGAGGGTGCTGACGGGGCCGACTCCGAAGCAGATGCGGGAAGTCATCGAGGAGTTGACGGAGCGCTACAAGCCCAATGAGTGGATTATCGAGGCGAACGCCTTCCAGTTGTCCCTCGTGCAGGACGAAACGATCACGAGATTCCTGGCTGCCAGGGGTATTCCCATGAAGCCGCACTACACCTATGGCAACAAGACCGACGATGTCTACGGTGTCGCCGCCATGAGTTCCCTGTTTGGCACTTCGGTCAGGGATTCCAAGGGTGTTGGTCGGCATCAGGGCGACAATCTGGTCTCGATGCCCAATCAGTCGGCGGCTGGGATCAAGAAGCTCGTGGATGAGCTGGTGTCCTGGTCGCCGGATCGGGGCAAGAAGGCGGGCCAGACTGACTGCGTGATGGCGCTGTGGTTTGCGGAACTTCGGGCCAAGGAGTTGATGTTCAAGCAGAACCGCGCTTCCCACTTCGGCAAGGCCAATCCGTTCTTGTCGGAGCGGGATCGAGAGCGCCGATTCACGGTCAGGCTTGACGAGGTGGCAGCCTTGCGGAGCGATAGTCAAGGCGCCTTCTTGTAAGAAAGTACGGGACTTGCTATTGTCGCCTCTAAGGTCTGGAGGTGGTGTGGCGACATACGCGGAGAAGATCGCTTTAAGGGTCGAGCGCCTACGCAAGAACAACGCTGACCGCGATGCCCGCATGGTCGCTGTGGCTGCCGTCCAATCTGGCCGTGCCAATCAGGTGTTCAAGGGAATCTTCCCTTCGGACTGGCCTATGCCGGTGGTGCAGAACACGATCAAGTCCGCCGCTGAGGACACCGCCATGATGGTCGGCGTGCTTCCCTCGTTGGTGGCAGCGTCGTCTTCCTCCCTCGATGAGTCGAAGAGTTCCCGCTCTGACAAGTTGACGCGCATCATCGGTCACTTGGCTTACGCCTCGAACCTTGGCACTGAGCTTGTTTACGCCGCTCACCAGCTTTCTTCTTACGGTTTCGTTCCGTTTCGGGTTGAGCCGAACTTCGACGAGAAGCGCCCGCACATTGCTATCGACTCGTGCATGGGAACGTATTTCGAGAAGGACCGCTTCGACCGCTTGGTGACGTACAGCCGCGTGGTGCGGATGAGGGCGTCGGAACTTGCTGCCCTTTACCCCGAGTATGCCGGCCAACTGACGCGCAACACTGCCTATGGCCGTGACACTGGCGACGAGCAGGTTGAGGTTGTCCGTTATTACGACGATGACCAGATCATGCTGTTCGTTCCGCAGCGCAAGGGCCTCGTGTTGGAGAACATGGAGAATGTTCTAGGCCGGATTCCTGTTCGTATTGCTGACTATAAGACGCTTGATGGCGAGACTCGTGGACAGTTCGACGACGCTCTGTGGGTGTATGCCGCGAAGGCACGTTTGGCGCTTCTGAACTTGGAGGCGGCGCAGAAGGCGGTCGAGGCACCCATCGCGCTGCCAGCAGATGTCCAGGAGTTCTCTTTCGGTCCTGACGCGATCTTGCGCTCTAACTCTCCCGAGAAGATCCGCCGCGTTGGGATCGAAGTTCCGAACTCGTCGATGTTTGAGATGCGCGCCCTTGATGAAGAACTCAAGCTTGCGACGCATTACCCCGATGTGCGTGCCGGCCAGACTGACGCTTCCATCGTTACTGGCCGTGGCGTGCAGGCGTTGATGGGTGGCTTCGATACGCGAATCAAATCCGCGCAGGCCCAGTTGGGCGCTGCCTTGGCTGACGCTTTGTCTATCGCGCTCGACATGGACAAGAAGATGTTCCCCAAGGAGCACAAGACCGTGTACGCATCGGTCAATGGAACTTCTTACGAGTTGAAGTACACCCCCGAGAAGGACATCTACAGCAATAGCGTTTCCGCTGAGTACGGCCTCATGGCTGGGCTCGATCCGAACCGTGCATTGGTGTGGTCACTCCAGGCTCTCGGTGCTGGCCTTGTGTCCAAGCGTTTCGTCATGAACAACCTCCCGATCAACTTGAATGTGGTTGAGGAGGAGCGCACGCTCGACGTCGAGAGCCTTCGGGCCGCGACGATGGCGGCGGTTCAGGGCTACGCGCAGGCGATCCCGCAGTTGGCTACTCAGGGCCAGGATCCGACCGAGATCATCAACAACATCACGGAGATCATCAACGCTCGCAAGAAGGGCATCCCGATCGAGGAGGCCACCGGCATGGCGTTTGCTCCGAAGCCGCCGAGCCCTGAGGAGCAGGCGGCGATGGACGAGCAGGCAGCCATGCAGCAGGGCGGACAGCCAGGTGGCGAAGATCCGATGGCAGCAATGATGGCGATGGGTGGTCAGCCGCCGCAGCCAGGCCAGCCGCAGCCAGGTATGCCAGGCCAGCCGCAGCAGGGTCCTGCCGATATTCAGACCCCGAACCAGCCACCTTCCATGCAGCAGTTGTTGACACAACTGTCTGGCGACGGTCGAGACCCGCGTATGTCTGCACGGACAGTCAGGCAGCGGTTGTTATGACCGAGGAGGTGAAGTAGTTATGGCAGTTTTTGGAGAAGCCGGTGGCCACAATTTGGGCGCCACTTTGTCCCCGATCCAGTCGGGTATTCCCGTTGGTGAAAATCCGGGAGAGAACGAGATCGTCATGCCGTCGGTGCCCAGCATTGGTGGCCCGAACAACAGCACCAGCGTTTAGTCGATAGTCCCTGACCGAGGCTCCAGCCCCACTGCTGTTGAGCCTCGGTCAGGCCCCCGAAGGAGGAGTGATGGCAGCAGAGCTTGGCGGCGTACCCGTTAGCGCTCCAGGCGCCATGTCGTCGCGCACGGATCAGCAGCCCGTCAGGGACATTCCTGCCTCTTACTACGGCGAGGGACAGGAGATGCGTGATATTCAAGCAGCGGCCCCGATGGCGGCTACTCCGGCGCCGCCGAAGCCCAGTGAACTCTTTGCCCCCACGCAGCGACCAGATGAACCTGTTACTTCTGGTGTCGATATGGGTCCTGGCGTGGGCTCTGCTGCTCTAGCCCCAGCGAGTGGGGCCGATTATCAGAGGGCTCCGTCATTGACCGAAACGCTTCGCAAGCTTTCTTCGGTGTCGTCGAACACTGAGCGGTTGGCGAAGTTGTTGCAGTTCGCCGAAAAGAACGGTTGGTAGTAGATGGCGTTTAACCCGAAGGACCCCGCCGCCGGTTACAACGGTGGCACGCCTACTGCCGCGTATAACGTTCCTGTCGCTAAGGATGGCACTCCGACTGCCGCTTACGACATCCCTGACAATGAGGCTATCCGCGCCCTCCGGCCAACGGACGACTTCTCTGCGGCTGGCACGAGAGAGAAGCGCAACCAGCTTTACCGCGATACCGCGAAGAAGTCTTTTGAGTTACGCGCCGCAGCGCGGGCAGGCACCACGTTGGAGGGCTACCCGCTCCCCGTAACCCCAATCGAGAATCGCAACATGGTCGGCACCCCAGCGATGGATCAGCCGGCCATCAGCAAGTGGTACATGTCTGAGGCTGACCGCTTGATGGAAATGTGGGACGACGCTAACGAAATGCTCTCGCAGTATCACCCAGCGCTTGTTCAGGCTGTGAATAACGCTCGCAAGGAAGGCGTCTACCTCAGCAGTGCCGAGATGAGGGGCTTGGGCACCTACTCACAGATCGACGCACCTGCGAACAGGTACATCGAGTTGATGCAGCAGTCGGGTGGCGGTAAGGCCGGCGCCACTCAGGCCATGCGGAACGTTTACTTGACCTTAAAGAAGGACAATCCCAAGCTTGCCGCGATCTTCCCTGAGTACGTTGCGGCGAAGTTGGAGGAGATAGCCACTGAAGCCGCGAAGGACCCCACTGCCATTAAGGGCCTGATGACGAAGGGCGGCGAGTGGGCGGGCTCGGCGCTAGGTGTTTTGGCGTGGTTTGGCGATCAGGCGACACACGCCAGTCGGGCATACGGCTACGACCCCTCCACTTCTACTAACCCTGAATCTCCGAACTACTCGCCAGTGGGAGCGCAAGACTCCGGCGCAATAGGGGACTTCTTCAGGGGAGTCATGTCCATTCCGTTCAACTGGGATGACACCGACAAGGGCGACTTCAACCAGACGATGATTGACGACCTGAAGCGGGAGTATCCGCCGGCGGTCATCGACGCCGCTATGACCGTCGCTCAGGCTGGCGCTGAGGGCAAGCCCGACAAGGTTATGGACTTGTGGGCTACCTCTCAGGATGAAGAAGTTCTGAACCTTCTTGGAGACATCTTCGAGGGCGGCCCACGTCAGTCCAACTTCGATCTGGACGAACTGGTCCGCAAGATTGAGGAAGCTAACGTCGGCTCACTCGGCCCGATGATGGGCAAAGCGGTGTTTGGCGACAATTTCTCTGGCTCTCGTGGCCGTGAGATTGCGTCTGACGTGATGAACGTCGGTGCCACTCTCGCCTTGGATCCGATCAACTACGCCTTCCCGTTTGCTCGGGCGGTTACCGCTACGCGCTACGCAATCTTGAAGATTGCCCCAGAGGCAGCAGCCGGCTCGGTATCTAAGGCCTTGAAGTCCACCAAGGTGGCTGGCCTGGAGACGAACCGCGCTCGGCGTTACTTCGAGGGGTTCCTCCGCGAACTCGACCGCATGGAAGACATGCGCATTGGCTCCTGGCAAGCCGCACGCCAAGATGCCCGCATTGCCCGCCAGTACAAGTGGATCCCCAGCGACGTTGCTGACTTCTTTGCAAAATCAGTAAGCCGCGTAGACGGCAAGCGCTACATCGACGACATCCCTGAAGGTAAAGCAGGCGTATCCCTCGTGGACGCCATCGAGAACTCCAATGACATGTGGCGTGCGCGTGCTGGCGAGATCGGTGAGAGTGCGCGTGAGGTGTACACCAACTACGCGATCAACCGCGCAATGGACTTGAAGTTAATCGACGAGGCGACCCCTGAGGCGCTTGAGGCCGCAGTGGAAGCCGGCGTTCTTCCCAAGGAAATCATGACAGGGGCCTTGGGCGCTGCAAGGAATTACACCGACAGCAACATGCCTAAGTCGATCGCCGACCGAGTGGCCAAGGGTGACAAGCGTGGCATGACGATGCCGTACACAGGTGTCTTGGCTGACCTTCGCCGACGTACCGTTAACGCAACGGTCCTTGGGCAGATGAATACGACCCGCACACAGGCGGTTGTTGACCGCTTCATGAGGGACGTTGAGACCCCAGGCGATCTAGCGAACATGCTGGAGACTGAGTACAAGACCTTTGGTGCGACATCTCGGCGTATCGCACCCTGGGGCGACACGCTGCCAGGCCGGAAGGGGGAAATCGCCGATGAAGTTAGTCGTCTTTTTTCCACGATGCCCGACCTGCGCCAGGGCCTAGACATCAGCACTGGCTCTAACGCCATTCAGTTGTACAAGTTTGCCCGCCAGTTCTACTCCCGTGACATCTCGGCCTTGATCTTCCATAACTTCCGTATGGCTGACGAGAAGACTCGACGCCTCATCGCCGCCGCCACTGTCCGTTCTGGCGCTGCCGCTGCCGGCGTAGACCTGTCCAAGGCAGAGGCGATGGCCCGCGTCGACGCCCTCGTTACCACAGGGATGAAGGGCGAGCGCTACTCCCTGGAGACTCCTGGGATGCCATCGGCTCTCATGATGGACGCCAACCTGAAGAGCGGGCTGGCGGCTGAGGTCAGCATCAAGGAGTCAGAGGCGGCAATCGCTAAGGCGGAGAAGCTTCTCGCTGAAGCAGACGAGCAGACACTCCTTCTCCTCGATGAGGGCGTGAGTCCTGCCGAGATTTCCAGGAGTCTTGCCGCCGCGAAGGACGAGATTAAGAAGCAGCAGGCGAACGTCGTTGTGCAGCGAGATCGTGTTCGCCGGATGCGTGCCGCGATCTACAAGGCACTCGATGAAGAGGATCTGCAAAGAGCGTCTCCGCTGTTCGACGAGATCCCTGTCGCCATTCGTGATTCGCCAGCCGTGGCGATTACTGAGCCGGCCACGGTTGTCGATGATGTCGTAGACGAGGTTGTTGGCGGCGTTCCGACTCCTTCTGTTGCAGCCGATAGCAAGGCCAGTATCAAGACTCCTGTCACTTGGCAGGAGGTCATGAACGGCTCCAAGAACCCAACGCCTCATGACATTTTCGTTTTGCCCGAGAAGCCAGTGAAGCCAGGAACCAAGGGCGCCCAGGTGTGGTTCCGCAAGGACGTCTGGCGCGGCGAGCCGAGCGGCTACTCCGCGAGTATCGGCAAGACCCCAGAGGAGTCCCCTATATCTGGCGACTCAAACATTTCCTGGAATGAGTCGGGTCAGATTAAGAGCAGGGGATCCGGCACGGGCAACTGGGAGCGCGACAGGGCCAACGAACTGGCGCTGAAGAAAGCAATCTACGACGCCTCCAAGAAGTACGACCTCCCCATCCCCGAGGAATTGACTGACCCTTACGCATTTCTGCCACGCCCCATGTCCAGGTCGGAAGCCTGGGATGACTTGGGTGGATTTGATTCCGCCATTGGCGACGAGGAGCGGGCTGTCGTAATCGAGCAGCTTGCCAAGGAGCACCCAGAATGGGTTGAGCCCAAGGTAAGGCCGTCTAGAGAGAAGCCAGGCCCCGACGACCCCAAGCCCATTGACATTTTCAGGAATCATGACGATCCCGATTTTGTGTGGTACCCGTTCCGCGAAGGGCCTTACGGAAAACTTGTCGTTGTCGATGAGCCACACGCCAACGCGATCCCGAGCGCAAAGGCCCGCTTCAAGGAAGTGGTAAAGGCGTGGGAGAAAATTTCCCCACTTCGCCGCGATACTGACTTCCTGCGCTGGGTCGACGAGCAGAAGTTCGCCTTCGGCAACGACTTCAATGAAGCCCGTGCCCGCGAACTGTATGACGTCCGTGTTCGCGGTGCCAAGATTCCCAAAGTCGAAAGCGTCCGTGACTCAACTCCGACGTTCGTCGAGATCACCGACGCCATGGGCAGGGCCGTCAGCGAAGGCAACGACAGCCTCGCGCTGGCACTGCACGACGAGCTTGAGGCGCTGGCTCCTCAGGTCAACAAGCAGTGGGCTGAATACGTCCTGTCGGACCCGAAGAGAGTCGATGACTTCCTCGCCTCGGTTGGGTTGAAGCAGGGCGAGGAGAGCCCTGAATGGGTCGCCCAACTCAACAAGCAGTGGGAGGAGCGCGGCGGCTACTCCATTGAGGGCATGGAACCCCTGCCCGCTTCCTTGCGTGTCGCTGAATCTCTCGACGAGTTCATGGTCAAGCAGGGCAACGCTGGGGTCTACTACGAAAGCGATGAGGCGCTACAGGCCGCATACGCGAAGTCCATTCTTAGCGATGACGCAGCAGAGCGCGCCTACCTTGACTGGTACGGGTTCGGCAAGGAGACGCCCGAGGCCAAGGAGGAGATCGCCAAGCAGATCCGTGCTAACAACGACGGAGTAGCGGTTGCCGATGGCTTCGGCGCTGAAGGCGCAGACGGCGTTACGTCTGACCCAGACATTCCCGAGAAAATCACGGTAAGAGCTTCTAAGACCGGCCTGGAAAGTGAAAGAACTAATCCGGCTTGGTCTGACTGGAAGAAGAACGGCCTCATCACTCCCAGGCAACTCAGGCTCATGGCCGAGCGGCGTGGCAGCGATTCAGTGTGGTCGTGGTGGAACACGGGGACCTGGGACTCGTACTACAACGAAGGCTTCTTCGATAAGTACGGCCCCACTCCTGTATTCGAGGATGGCGGTAAGTCCGTCCCAGGCGAATACATGGGCGACCATGCCGCTACTTATGGCAAGAACATTAAGAAGCTCCGCCCTCCGTTCTTCAAGACGAACGATGAGATTGAAAATGAGGTAAGCAGTTACATCGGGAACGAGGAGTTCAGTGAACTGAAGGCCGTGAGGGCCGGCCAGCGCCCAGACGAACTAGAGAAGTTCCTGGGGTCGCTCCGCACCCGCGCCGACATGACCTCACTGATTCTCAAGCGTGACGCTTGGGTGGCAGAGCAGATCGACCTTGCCCGCTACAGGTTGATCGAGAGCGCCGCGCAAGGTTCGGACGTCAGCCCACTGCTCGCCTACTACAGCAAGTTGCAAAATCAGGCCAAGCAGATCGCCGCGAAGTCTGACTTGCCTGACCTTCCGCAGGTTCTAATTAGCGACCTAGACCAGAACATCCCCCAGTGGTTCAAGGACCGCAACGGATCCCTTAACTACAGCGGGTTCCAGGAAGAGGTAGGCGATTACGTCTACTCCGTCGAGACCGCCCGGCAGGGCATCTCCGTCAAGATGTGGCGCAAGGGCTACCAGAAGGCGTGGAACAAGAAGGAAGGCGACGTCTGGAGCATCGGGATGCCGAACGCTTCTGTCATTTGGAGAGACGGCGGCTGGGTCAAGGGCGGCGGTCGAATGAACCTCGACAAGGCGCCGCTACAGAAAGACCTGGACCAAGTCACTGAGTACGCGAAGAAGCTTGAAGGTCGCTACAACATTGAGCCCTACAAGGAGGGTTACTACGGCCAGGTAGAAAATCCTGCCCTAGACCTACAGCGCCGAATTGCCAATGGTGAACTCAGTTTCGCTGATGATGCAGCAGCTCCGACCACCGTGCCCGCAACGGGAGCGACACCCGTCCCAGAGGCGACCGCTCCCAGCGCCGGCGCCGTGGTTGACGAGACCGTGCCGGTGCTCACTACGCCAACTACGGCCCCCGTGGCCGCGCCGGCCAAGGTGGTGGACCCCAACGTTTATCAGGTCACCTCGATGGAGGGTGTGCAGGCGAAGGTCGATGACTACATGACTCGCATCCGTAACCCGATTCAGGTGGGCGAGGACGCTGTCAGGTGGTCGCCGTCGGTTGATGAACTTGGCCGCGAGTCCGCCATTCACCTGTACCAGACGACGCGACGGATCTCCTTGCCCGACCTAAGGGAGATCGAGGCCATTCGTAAATTTCGCGCCAACCCCCTTGGTTCTGCCTTGTCCACGACGGCGCAGCGCACCACGGACATTTGGTCGCTGGGCACCCTCTTCGGCCCACGCTTCTCCCAGCGCTCGGCGATCGAGGACATCTTGTCGTTCTTCCTCACTGATGGCATTTTCCACATTGGTGATCTTCAGAAAGGACGTCGAGCCTCTACCGCGCAGCGTGACGCTACGGCTGACTTGAAGATTGTTGAGAAGAGTCCTGGTGCGAAGACCGAGTTGCCTGAGTACGAGATCACTTCCAAGTCGCGCCTAGGCATGTTCGCCAAGCGCAGCCGCAGGCTTGGAACGTGGATCAACGAGCAAGAGTGGGCACAGAACCAGATGTGGATGAAAGACCTGCTCACCCCCAACGTCGACCCGAAGCGCATAGCCATAGCCACTGCGGCTCAGGAGAGCGGCAACTCAATGCCCATGTACGAACTTCTCGGCGATGTGATGGTTCGCCAGAAGGTGTCGGGCCTCAACGAGGTCGAGGACGGCGTGCGCGGCTTGTCGCCTGAAGGCCGTGACATCCAGGATCTCATGTCTAGTCATACCGGCCAGGTGATGCTCTACAACCTTGCGGAGGATGGCTCAACCGCCCAGAGCGGCCAACTGTCCAAGATCAAAACCGGCGACGAAGCTTTTGATGACTACCCCGATGTCGAGCTTGCGCGAATCAAGCAGCCCGTTTCCTATGGCGAGTTCAAGAACATCGGCCTTTCCGCTAAGGAGGATGCCAACCCGAGGGCGAACGAGATTTGGCATCGTCGGTTGCAGACGATCGTCAACGACGATGGCCCCATTGGCAAGGTGTTTGTTGTCTACGCTTTCCAGCCAGAGAAGGCCAAGGCGGCGATTGCTAAGGCTGTCCGCGAAGACACTTCCTATGGATACAAAGAGCGCTACTCCCTCATTTCGGATGACGCATCCATCGAGCAGTTCGCGTCGCGTTACTACGAGGGCAGCCTCCCCTATTTCCTCCGCTCCGATCGGACCCCCAACCTGGAGCTTCGCAAGAAGTTCATTACTTACAGCGATGTCGACGGCCAGGGGACTCTCCTGGGAGATGGCTCGCGTCGGGTCGACGTGCAGTGGCGCACGACTGACAGCAAGGGCCGTGACCGCCCGATCGTTTCGGTGCAAGACCTAAAGGCGATGGACACCAAGGACAAGCCTGAGTACGTCCTCGGTCGGGAGCAGGCCAACATCCCAACGGCTAAGAACGAGAAGGCGATGTTCTTGGATCGGGCCTGGAATTGGATGGGCGCGCAGTATGCACGCATCGCCCGAGAGCCGATCTACTACGCCAACTACTTGGCGAACCGCAGAGTGCTCCGCCCCCGCGAGGACGCTCTCGTCAAGATGTTCTCCAATGGCCGCCAGGCTGACGAGATCGACGAGATGATCGCTCGCGGAATTGTCGACCGTCAGGCACAGGACGCCTCCTACGCCTTCACCTTGTCGTACATGGATAACCCGAACAATCGGTCGATCCTTGCCTACAAGATTCGCAACTTCTCTCGCTACTACCGTGCGACGGAGGACTTCGCTCGACGCGCTGGCCGGCTCGCACAGAACTACCCCGACGCCTACTACAAGTTGGCCATCACTTATCAGGTGCTCGATGACACTGGGTTCACCTACCGTGATTCCAATGGCGATGTGTACTTCGCCTACCCAGGCAACCAGATCCTTCAGGACGTGATGTCGACGGTCTTCGGCGGCTTCGGCGGTGGAGGCATGGGGCTCGGTTCGATCCTCGACCCGTTCACGGTCGGTGGCCGATTAAAGTCGATCGCTCCTTCGACTGACCCGATGGCATGGCTTCCTACCGCTTCTGGCCCTATGGCGACTATTCCGCTGGCAACGCTGTTTAACTTCGCCCCTCAACTTCAGGGCTTGCGATCCATGACGCTGGGTGAATACTCAACCGCCGGCCAGGACGGAAGCATCCTTGGCGACTACGCGAAGGCCATCATGCCTGCCAGCGTGCAGAAGATTTGGAACGCGATGGATTCCGGCGAGCAGGACTCCGCAATGGCCTCGTCGGTTGCTGGCGCAGTGTCGATCATGGCGGCGAATGGCCAGATTGACGCCACTCAGGGCACAGAGATGTTCAAGACCACCGAAGAGTACGCACTAGCCCAGCGCCTTTCCGTCGGACTGTTTTTGTCAAAGCTCCTGATGGGCTTCACGGTTCCGGCTTCACCTCAGGTGTACCAGAACAACATCGGTGACGCGGCACGCAACATGGGTATCGACGGCGCAAGCGATCTATGGAATTACTTGACGCGGAAGTACCCCAATGACTTGCCCCGCGCTTACACGGAGTGGGCTCGCCTCGATACCACTGGAGCACTCCTCCCGTTCACGGTGTCGAAGACCAAGACGAATGATGAGATCCTGGCGACCATCCCTGGGTTCCAGCCCTACAAGGGTGTCGTCGACTGGTACCGCACTGACGGCGAGGAGCTTTCGGGCAAGTACCCCACGGCATACATGTTCATGGCGCCGGTCCCCGAAGATAAGGAATTCTCGTGGGATGCGTGGGCGATGATTAAGTCGCTCGGTTACCGCGTTAACCGCACCGAAGACGAACTCCTCACGGAGATCATCGCGGCCCAGCCCAGCAAGGTGCTTCAGGAGACGGAAGACGCATACGACGCCGAGATCGCCAAGTACGACTCGTCAACGGAGTCGGGTAGAAAGGCAATCAACTACCTAGAGGAACAGAAGACCGCTGAAACTACTTCCCTGAAGAACTCGATGCCGACTCTGCGAGACAAGGCAGACAGCGACGCCAACCGCTACTCCGAGAACCGAATCGTCCCGTTGTTCTTCGACGTCCAGGAGATGCTCGCTGACATGTACAACGAGTCGGGCGGAAACCTCACTGGACCGGCAGCGGACATGGACGCCGCGAGCCAGACATGGCTTGCCTACAACGAGGCCATGGCTGGCGTTAACGCCTACACGGATGCCGGCAAGCAGCAGAAGAAGATGCTCGACGCTGCAATGTGGCAGGAGCTTGACGGGATCGGGCAGGCAAGCCCGCAGGCAGCCAACTACATCCGAACAATCCTGAAGAAACTGAAGTATGGGAGCCTTTCATGACGCTGTACTGCTACGACTCCGCTGGGTCGATGATTAAGAATCCAGGAGGAGTGATGGCAGCCTGCCCTGCTGGACAGTCCGATAAGCGCCCTTCGGCAAAGCCAGGCGGCGGCAACACCACCGTGGAGGCGAAGCCGTCTACCCCGCCAGCGTCATCACCCGCAGTCAATCCGCCAAAGACTCCGCCAGTGGCGCCCAGGAGGGAAATCGTCGTTCCTGAATTCGACGTGGATGAAGGCGGCGCATGGATGCCTAAGCCCCTTCAGGCACTGAACATCCAGCCAGGCGGGTACGGGTTAGCCGCCGAGATGAACGACCCCAATAATTTCTCAGTCGAAATGGATAAGACTTCGGCTAACTCGATGTACATGAACTACCCGCAGTACAGGGGGCTGTTCAATGCCATCGCCAAGGAGCAGGGCGGGACTTCGGGCTCGTCGGCTTTCGGCAAGTTCGTCACCCAGTCGGCGTACTACAACTCGATCGGAATCCAGGTGTCCCCGTTTGAGTTGGCGGAGGAGTACGCGCAAGCACGCGGGATCCAGCCACTAGCCCCTGGCGATGATGGCCGCAAGGGGCCTGCCGCTCCGCAGCCCATCGACGAGCTTGGTATCCGGCGCGCCATGGATTCAGTCTCAACAAACCTCATCGGTCGCACGTTGTCGGACGACGAGTTCAAGAACTACTACGGCTCCTATGCCAAGGATTTCAGAAAGGACCCTGGTCTCGACTACCAGCAGCATGAGACCGAGGCGATCAAGAGGGAAGAGGACTACCAGGAGATGCAGGTAGCGCAGAAGTTCTCCAAGGCGTTCAGTTCCGTGCTGAAGGGAGCCATGTAATGGCACAGCCTCCGAACAAGATCGACACGCTCGATGAGGGCGCACTCCAGGAAGACTTGGGCAACACCTACGGCGTAGGTCTACTCCTGTCGAATCCCGAGTTGATGCTCCTCGCGTACCAGTCTCAGGGTTTCCCCGACGCACGCATCGACAAGAAGACAGGGAAGATCATCCCTGGCAAGAACGATGGCTCCTCGTGGGACGCGAACACGGTCAGCAACAAGATCGTCCAGTCGAACTGGTACGCGACCCGTGACGGCAATCAGCGCCAGGCAGAGAACGCGAAGAACACCGACTCAGCGTCGTGGAATCGCCGCGTTGACAATCTTCTGGCAACGATCCGCGAGCAGGCGAACACCGTCGGGGCAGACGTCAGTGGCATTTCGGATGAGGAACTTCGGGCTTTCGCCGAGAAGGGCCTGACTGACAACTATGGCGAGATCGGTGCCAATCAGGCGGCCAAGCTTCCCGACCGCATGGTCAGCGCGTTCTTGGCCCCATACGTCAATGCTGATGCCGACGGAGCACTCAAGGGCAACGCCCAGACGACTGCCGCCAGCCTCCGCCAGAAGGCCAAGGACTACGGGGTGACCTTCTCCGACCAGTGGTACGCGGAGGCAGTGCAGAACCTGATGACGAGCAAGACAACCGAGGCGGATCTGAACAGCCAGATCATCAACAACTCGAAGTCCCGCTACCAGAGTTTGGCGAGCCAGATCAACGAGGGCACCTCGATGAAGACCCTCTCCGATCCGTACATCCAGCTTTACTCCCAGGTGATGGAGCAGCCATCGGTGAACGTGGGCCTAGATCACCCCGACATTCAGTCCGCCTTGCAGGTAACTGACCCGAGCACGGGGGCGGTGCGAGCCAAGAGCCTGTACGAGTTCCAGCAGGATCTTCGCAAGAAGGCCGAGTGGGGAGACACCATGGCGGGTCGCAGGGAACTGAACGCCGGTGCCATGTCGATGCTTAAGGACTTCGGCTTCGTGAGGTGACCCATCTGATAATGAATGAGGAGCGAGTAAATGGCCACAACTAACTACGCAGCCCCAAACCCGTTTGGGCTTGCTGGCGAGGGATTCAAGGGTGGAATCAACATCACCACCCCAGATCCGACGCCGCCTCCGCCGCCCACCAAGAGCGCTCAGGATTTGTACTGGGAGAACAAGGCCGCGACTGAGGCCGCTGCCGCCAAGGCCCAGGCTGACGCGCAGGCAGCGCAGACGAACCGTTTGATCGACGTCACCCGCGAATACTTCAAGACCAACGGCATGGAGGCGTTCATCAACGGCATGGAAAAGTACGTCCGCGCCGGCTACTCAGGCGAAGACATCATGGTCATGCTGAAGAACGACGCCGAATACAAGGACGCTTGGGCCACACGCTTCGCGGGCAACGCCGAGCGGGTCAAGAACGGGTTGGCCGAACTCCTGCCCGCCAGTTACATCGCCATGGAGCAGGGCTACAAGCAGGCGATGTTGAGACACCAGATGCCGGCCACCTTGTTCGACGACCCCGCCGACTTCGCGTCCCTCATCGCCAACGACGTCTCTGCCGTCGAGGTCAACGACCGCCTCCAGAAGGCCAGCGACTACACCAACTACTCCGGCAACGCCGAGGTGAAGAGGCAGCTTCGGGAGCTTTACGGGATGACGGACGCCGAGATGACCGCCTACGTTCTGGACCCGAAGAAGACCATGTCGTACCTGGACTCCGAGTCGCGCCGCAATCTGAACAGGGCAAACGTGGGCGGGGCCGCTGCCACGCAGGGCGTCGGGATCCAGAACTTGCTACGGGACGAGATCGGGGGCTACTACGACTCGGTGAACTCCTCGTACACCTCGACTTTCGCCGACTCGACCACCAAGTTCGGCAAGGTCGCCGAGCAGACCCCCGCCTACCAGCGGCTCGGGGCGCTCTCGTCCGAGGTCGCCACGGCGGATGAACTTGTCAGGGAGCAGTTCAACCTGACTGGGGCGGCAGATGTCGCCGTCAAGAAGAAGGGCCTCGCCTCACAGGAGCGGGCTCGGTTCGCAGGCCAATCTGGCCTGGGGGCTTCGTCCCTGTCAGCGGGCCGAGCAGCCCAGTAAGGAGAAAGCAGTGAGTACAGCAGCAGCGCGTGACGCTTGGGAGAGCCACGAGGGCAAGAAGAACGGGCAGAACGATCCCGCCACTGGCCTGCCCTTCGCCCCGAGCCCCGACCCCCGTGTCGCCACAACTCGTACCAGCACTCGGAAGCCAAGGGTGACTGAGCCGGTTGAAGACGTCCCAGCGGAGTAGCAGCGTCGGAAGGGGCCTGATCGAATTCAGGTCCCTTCCTTGCTATCTGATTGCAAGGCCCGTATCATGCGAACAATGAATATCGACGGAGCGACACGCAGAGTGCCCCAGGTTCATGACCTGGCGTTCCACACCGTCTCTTACCGATCGGCCAAGACGACGCGAATGAAGACCGATAGCAGCAGCCACGGTTGGCTCCCCAGCCTTCCGTGCGGGCGGCGAGACTCCATCCAGGGAACCGACAGGGAGAAGTAAATGGCGACGTACTACGACGACGACGAAACTGAAGAGAACTTCGACACCCCATTGGTGAAGAAGCTTCGATCCCAGTTGAAGGAACAAAGCAAGGCCCTTGCGGAGCGAGACACCCAACTTGCCGAGATGGCAGGCAAGGAGCGGAAGCGCGTAATCGCTGACGTTCTAGTTGCCAGGGAACTCAACCCCAAGATTGCTGCCTTCATCCCCACCGATATTGCCCCCGAGCCTGAAGCAGTGCTCGCGTGGGTGTCGGAGTACGGGGACGTTTTTGGAGTACAGACCCAGCAACCGCCCGTCGAGCAGGAGCAGCAATCCGCTGCCCAGCAGGCACAAGCGGATTCATTCAACCGCATGGCAGCCGTCGATCGTGGCGGACAGCCTCCTGTCGGAACTGGGATCATGTCTCAAATTGAGAACGCTCAGAACGAAGAGGAGTTGTTCGCAGCGCTTCGCGGGGCCATATAAACCCTTTGGAGTAACTCATGGCACAGCTCGCAAACGGCCCTGGTGGGTCTAGCGCAGTAGGACTCAATGGCTATTCGGACCACGGACAGGTGTCCGGCGGCCCCTACCTCACAGGCTCAGGCTTCGGCGTCGGTGGCGCTGACCTGGCAGGAACAAAGGGCGAGACCAACCTCGCTCTCGGTGGCGCCACTCGCACCGATCTCGCGGCTGTCAAGGCCACATTCGACAAGGTCATCCGCTGGCGTAACCGCTGGGAGCCGATGTACCGCCAGTTCGCCAACGTGCGTCCTGCCGCTGTCGCTCATCCAGGCGGCAAGATCACGATGTTCCGCACCGGCAAGAACGGCCTCAGCCTCGCCACGACTCCGCTCTCGGAGTACGAGGATCCCGATGCCAAGCCGCTGCCTGGTATCGAGGAGCGTCTTGACCTCGTCCTCAACGAGTACGGCGACGCAACTGTCACCACCGCTCGTCTGAAGGAGTACGCCTGGACTTCGATCGACCCGATGCAGATCGAGTACGTTCGCCGTTCCATGCGCGACACCGTTGATGCGGTCTACATGAACGCGATCTACTCAGCGACGGGTGGCTACGCGGCCACTGGTGCAGGCACCGGCTTCAAGCAGCTTATTGCTGGCGCCGCTGGCGTCGTCACGGGGGCCTCCGTGCCTGGCGCATACGCCGCTGCCGGTGCGGAGTCACTTGGTGCAGGGCATATCCGTCGCGTCGTTGCTAACTTCCGCAACGAGGGCGTTATCCCCTTCGCCAATGGCCTGTACCTCGGCCTCATCACCCCCGACGTGTCGGTTGCCCTCCGCGAGACCACTGATCTCGCAGGCTGGCGTTACCCGCACCTGGAGGAGAACGCCAATGGCAACATCTGGCGTGGCACCGTGGGCATCTTCGAGGGTGTCCAGTTCATCGAGTCCCCGCAGTACAAGGGCCTCGACAAGGGAACCGCTGTCGACGTGACCAAGCCGCTGGTTGAGCAGTCTCCTGCTGAAGAAGCAGCCGCGAACATCTTGTTCATCGGTGCTGAGGGTCTCGTCGAGGGCGTCGTCCGCGAAGCCGGTGCTGTGGTCACTCCGCAGTCCGACAAGTTCGGTCGCCTGTTCGGCATGGGCTGGTACGGGTGGTTCGGCTGCCAGGTTGGCGCACCCGAGGCCGGCATCCTTCTGGACGTCAAGAACGGCTAGTAGTCCCAGCGAGGGGGAGTCACAGTCTGTGGCTCCCCCAAGCAGGACTTCAGGACTCCTGATGCCGACATTCACGCCAACACTTCACCAGAGCACAAAGATCGGTATGCCCTGGGCGACTTGGTATGTGAGCGTCCCTACGCAAGACAACCACGGCGTCATCGTCAAGGAAGCAGACGGCTCATTCGCTTGGGCTCCCTCACTTGAAGAAGCGCTGAAGAAATACCCGAGCGACTGCGTCTATGAGATCGGTCGCGGCGGCTACTACCTGACCTTGACTGAGGTACGCCAAGCCGTCGACGTCGATGGCATCCATGGCATTGCTTACGTCGATGACTACAACGACGAGTGGACCGACTACTACGTCGTCGGTTCTAGCCCCCGAATCAACGATCCAGGCGTGGAAGTAACGCAGGCCGAACCAGTCCGCTAGGAGAGTCATGACGAAGACCCCAGGAGAACTTGGTCATCTCGCAGACCACAACAGGTGGGATCAGTTCATCACTGATGTCACCAACGGTGTCGTGGCTCCAGGCACAACTGGCCCCGAAGGACCGCAAGGACCGCAGGGTGAGCGCGGCTATCAAGGCGAAGCTGGACCGCAGGGTATCGCTGGTCCCATTGGTCCGCAGGGTCCACTCGGGCCGCAAGGCGAAGAGGGGCCGCAAGGCGAACCCGGCGTTGGCATTGTCGTCAAGGGATCGGTTCCCACTTCTTCAGCGCTCCCGACTACGGGCAACAACCTCAGTGACGCTTGGATCACTGAAGACACTGGCCACGTTTGGCTATGGGATGGCACGACGTTCGTCGACGGCGGCAGTTTCCAGGGACCCGTCGGATCCACTGGCCCGCAGGGCGACAAAGGCGACATCGGCCTTACCGGCCCCGCTGGCCCGCAAGGAGTTAAGGGTGACACTGGCGCCACTGGACCCGCTGGACCGCAGGGCGACATAGGTCTTACTGGTCCCGCTGGTCCCGCTGGTCCTGCTGGTCCTGCTGGTCCGCAAGGAACTAAGGGTGACACCGGCACGACTGGCGACACCGGCCCCGCTGGGCCGCAAGGTGTCAAGGGTGACACGGGCTCCGTTGGTCCGCAGGGTCCGGCAGGCGCGGCAGCCCCTTCCACACTCGATGGCCTGTCGGATGTCACGCTGACGAACCCCCAGGTCGGTGACGTTCTTACCTGGAACGGAACGACATGGGTTCAAGGCGCTGGTGCGAAGGGCTACACGGTCAGTGACCGCGTCCCTGTCGCAAGCGATGGTTCCGACGGGGACATGTGGGTGACGCTGCCGTGACAAGTGCAATCCGAGTGAAGAACGCTGGCGAATGGGTACAGGTGTATCCGCATCCTCCGCTGCCTACAGCACCCGTGCTGACGGCGACAGGAGTCGGTAATGGCATCAGTCTGACTTGGACTGCTGGCACAGTGGCAGCGGGCTCGATCGGGTCTTATGAGGTCGAGAACGTTCCCCTGCCGTACAACGAGGCAACTGGCGGCACGGTCAAGGACTTCACCCGCGACGGGAACCCGTGGCGGCGTCACACGTTCCTTACTGGTGCTGACCTGACTGTCGCGAAGAACCCCAAGCCGTTCACCGTCTACCTGATCGGCGGCGGTGGAGGTGGCGGCAAGAACGGCTTTGACGGTGGCGGCCCTCACGGTGGCGGCAAGGGTGGTGGCGGTGGCTACTACTCAAGTGAAGTGACCTTGGCTGTCGGCGTTGCCCCCGTTGTGGTCGGCGGGGCTGGCACTGCTGGCACTAACACAAGCGGCGGCGCTGGCGGCGACTCCTCTGTCGGTAACTTGAAGGCTGGTGGCGGTGGCGGTGGTGCTTGGGGTCAGGATGCGATCATTGGTGGTTTTGGCCGATCTGGTGTACCTACTCCCGCCGCTAACGGCGGCAACGGTGGAGGCAACAACCACCCGCAAACCAGCCCTTGCACAGGCAAGCAGGCCGCACTTGGGCTGGCAACAACCGTTGGCGAAGGTGGAGTCGGTGGCGCTCCAGATGGAGGGCAAGCCTCCAACCCTGGGGCTGCTGGCAACGCTGGCGCAGTTGTCGTGGAGTACGAGGTGGCATCATGACTATTGAAAACGTCGGCAACGTACTTGCCAAGACCTACACGAACCTCACACCTGGTACTGCCTACGCCTATCGCGTGCGCGCAGTGTCCGCTGAGGGCAGGCGCTCCGACTGGTCGAACGTTGCTGTGGCGACTGCACTGGAACCGTATAACGCGGCGACTGGTGGCACGGTGACCGACGTTACGAACTACAACGGCACGGGCCAGAAGTGGCGCGTCCACAGGTTTACGGGGAACGGCACGTTCACCGTGTCTACGGCGGCGCAACCGTTCCGCGTGTTTGTTTGTGGTGGCGGCGGCGCGGGCGGCGGCGCTGATAATGCAAGGCACTCCCAAGGCGGAGAAGGCGCCTACTCCCTTACCAACGACAGTAAGGCGATTCCTGTCGGCGCCCATAGCGTCGTGGTGGGCGCTGGCGGCGCTCCTGTCGGTTGGGGCTACGCGGGTGAACGTGGCGGCACAGGAGGAACGTCAAACCTTGGCAGCGTCGCAACGGCTCAGGGCGGGCTCGGCGGGCTCTTCCCGTCGGCTGGTGAACCTGGCACGGGCCGCAACGTGACCTCGACCATCTCGGGCGCATCGGTGACCTACTGCCAAGGCGGCGCGGGTATGGGATGGCCGCAACCAGCAAGCCCGCCCGCGAACAGCGGCACTGGAGGGCATTCCGGCTACACCACAGCAGGCGGCGCTCCCGGCTCGGGATACCAAGGCGGCGGCGGCGCGACGGGTGTCGTCATCGTCGCGTATCGAATCGGATAAGGAGCAGTGTGGGTATCTACATCAAAGAAGCGGGCGAGTGGCAGGAGATCGGCCCCGCTAACCCGCCGAGCGTCAAGCAGAAGATGATCGGCAGCGGCGGAACCACGTCGTTTGTGTTCATCAACGATGTCCTTCACGCACTCCATGTTTTCAAGGCCAACTCATCGTTCATCTGCACCGCAGCGGGATCGGTCGAGTACGTCGTCGTAGGTGGCGGCGGTAACGGCGGAGCGTGGGCTGGCGGCGGTGGCGGAGGTGTTGTCACGGGAACCAAGGCGCTCACCCCCCAGACATACAACATCGTCATCGGTGCACCAGGCGCAGACACCACGTTCGCTGGCCTCACAGGCGGCGGCGGCGGTGGAGGTGGTGGCGGCACTGGTCGAGCCACTAACGGTTCTGGCGGTGGTGGTGCGTACCTGGACGGTGCTGGCGGTGGAACCGCTGGCGGCGGTGCAGGCAGTGGTGCTGGTAAGGCTGGCGGGGTTGGCGGTCAAGGTGCCGACTACGGCGGTAACGGCGCGGGCGGTGGTGGTGGCGGCGCTGGCGGTGTCGGTGGCAACTTCGGCTACCGAGGTGGCGGCGCTGGCGGTGTTGGCCTCGAAAGCCTGATCACAGGAACCGCGCTCATCTTCGGTCGAGGTGGAGACGGGGCGTGCCCGAATGAAGCAGGCCAAGGACTCCGCTCACCAGAAGCCAACAGTGGCGGTGGTGGCTCGGGTCGGGCTACTGGTGGCGCAGCAGGCGTCGTCATTATTCGTTATCCAGTCGAGTAGGAGATCTAGCGATGCTCGGGATGCACTTCACAGGGTGGGAGGCGGAGCCGTGGGTTGATGGACCGACTCACGTTCGCCTGTGGGACAACGGTGTCTCATGGCGCGCTATCCACACGGCAGTAGACACGTACAACTGGGATCGCCTGGACGCGATGGTGGACTTCTACACCGCCAAGGGTGTGAAGATCACCTACGTCGCTTGTGCGACTCCGCAATGGCTGGCGATGGACCCGAACGCGCCGCACTTCGCCCCCTGGCTGGGCGAGGGCTCCAACTCGTTGCCGTATGACATTGACGAGTGGAACAAGTTCATCTGGAACTTGGCTACCCGTTACCGGGGCCGTATCCACTACTACGAAATTTGGAACGAACCTCAGCTCGCCGATTTTATGTACCCGTACGACACGGCTACGTGTAACCGCCTTGCGACCATGACTCAGCGGGCGAAGAACACGATCGACTCGATCGACCCGGACGCGATGGTCATCTCTGCATCGGTGTTGCCGCGTCAGTCGTCGGGTGGCATGACCAAGGCTCAGAAGTTCCTGGATGCCCTGGAACTGAAGGGCTGGCCGTGTGACGCATACGCCTGCCACATCTACCCCGAGGTCGGCTACTGGGCTCCGAAGTGGAAGGAGTACCTGACCGACGTCAAGGAAGCTCTCGCCGCGATGAACGCCCCGAACAAGACCAAAATCTGGGTGACCGAAACAACGTATGGCCTACTCGCCGACCCGATTCCCGAGGACAAGGCCGCCGCCGTCGTAGACCAGACCTACGACCACGCCGCAGCTCTTGGCGTGCAGCAGATTTACTGGTACGCCTGGAATCGCCCCGACCTCGGTGGCTTGCAGATCAAGGACGGCAGCACCGCATGGGCAGCCATCCAGCGCAACGGGAACCCGTCATGAGCGGCTGGAAGCTTGTGGCAGGCGGCGTAACCCTGCGTGATCAGATCAACGCACGCTGGGCGACCCGCGATAAGGCCAGCGACGGGTCGGTCGGGGATGCCGATCACGCCGACAGGGAGAGCGATCACAACGCCGACGCGAACGGTTGGGTTCACGCCATTGACGTCGATGAGGATCTTCGCGGGTCCAAGTACGACAATCGCTGGCTGGCTGATCAGTTGATCGCCTACGCACGGGAGAAGCGTTCGGGCTCCAACAGATTCAAGAACATCGTGTACGAGGACCAGGTGGCGTCAGGCACCTATGCCGATACTTACTGGACGTTCCGAGGTAGCGGGTATGGGCACACCCATCACCTGCACA